CACCTTGCACCCTCTGGAATGCCGCGTAATCAGGCGTGAGAGCACACACCACCCTAACAAGGTATGGCGATATAGTCAGCCCTCACATGCACCATCCGCATGTGTTAGACTGCCATTTGACGGTTTTTCCCACCGTTGGCATACGGATTGAACAGAGGCCGAATCAATATTCGCTAGGTAGCAAAATCGTCGTCACGCTCCGGTCATGTTCGGTGATGATGTAGATCGAACCACCAGCCGTGGCGTAGCGACTCAGCAAGCGTGCTCCATACGTGAGCGCATCTTCATTGGCCTGCTTGTCATCGGTGCAGAGTTCGTCTCCCCAGTCGCCGCAATGATGGCGGTGGAGGAATTTTATTAGATCCACATCGAGAGCAATCGCTCCCGGCGTGGCGTAGATCTTCCCTAGCGGGAAGCGTGGTTGCATTAAGTTTATGCCCATGGTGATCTCAGTGGTTGTTGGTGAATCAGGAATCAATCAGGTTGTCGAACAAGCCGGGAATGAAAGGGTTAAGCGCTTCTTGCTCGGCTTTGAAAAACTCTGCTTTGGTTTTGCCCATCGCCCGTCCCTGTGGCGTGTGGCAATCGTAGGCGTAGTCGGGGATGGGAACGTAGTCGCTAGATTCCGCGAGTTCATCGATGAGCGTCTGCGCATCAAGTCCCGCCTGCTGGTCATAGACGAAGTTTTGCAGGTGGTCAGGATCGCGACTTTTCTTGGCCAAGCAGAGCAGGATCACCGCCTTGGAAATGAAGATGCGTCCCTTGGGAGATTTCGCAGGCGTGTTGCGGTTGATCTCAATGTAGCTGTCGTGCAGTGCTTTGACCTCCGCCGTGAGAATCCCCCAGCAGTCCTCCGCGCTCACAGTGAGCAAACGCCGCCAAACATAGGAACCAAATCCACTGGCCCAAAGTTCAAGTGCCCAATAACCGGCCAGTTTTGCGTCACCGCGCCGGATTGCCTTCTGCATCGCGCTCGACACTCCTGGGAAGGAATATCCGCGCTTGGTGTGTAAGTGATAACTCATCGTCTGTTAGAATGTCAGTTGGGCACACGACGTGAAAGCAGTTTTGATCACCATTTTTTCAGAGCTTCACGGACTGCCGACGTGGTGCATCCATTGCCACACGATCTTGGCTCTTGTAGGTTTCGAGGCGGATGTGCGCCTTCCATTTGCGCTTGAGGTAGCGCTTCTCGGTGGCGATGCGTTCCTCACTACGAAACAAGCTATTGCCGCCGAGGTTCTTGTCGCGTTCTTGCACAAAACAAAACCGCGCCTCGTTCCACACCAGACGATTGTCCATGAGTTCCTGAAGCGTGGCATCGATGTCGCACTTGCATTTGAGAAGTTCGTCCCACTTGGGCACACCACCATGTTCGTCGCGCACCACGCCGACAGCACCGCCAACCCAGTGGTTCACTCCAAAGGGATCATTGCGTTGCAAAAGCCGTGGATCACTTCGCTGGTGCCAACCAAACAATCGCGCCCCTGCCCCACGAGCGCACCACGCGGAGTTTTCCAGCATGGCGAGAGTTTCGGCAATCGAGAGTTTTCGACAGCGCAGTGAGACCATGCACACGCACGCGGATATATCATCGTCGAGCATGACGATGGCGTCCTCGGTAAAATGCTTGAGCACCCAGTTGCGCACGGCGCTAATCCCCGCGATTTCATCGGGGATGGTTTCGATCACGAGTCCCGTGTGCCGGTAGTGATCAGCCTCGCTTACGGGAACGAGTAGCGTCGCCGTCGGGAAGAGCTTGTGGCTGGTGATCGAGCGGCTGCGACTCCGTGACAGGATCACTAGTCGTAGGGAGAGCGGGCGAAGTTCCGGCCATGATGGCGCGGCGGCAGAGTTCAATGAGTCGTTTTCCATGGAGTACGCGGCCTATGCCGATTTTTTTGGTTCTGCGTGTGATTGAATAGTCAACTTCATGCACTCCCATGAGTTGCAGCACTTGCATCCAGTCGCGCAGGTCGTGAAACATGAACACAAGGTAGTCATGGGTTTCAAAGGCCTGGCATTCCATGCGTGGAATGGTTTCGAGTTCTTCTTCGGGAGATCCTGCTTCGTCCATCAGTTTGCGAATCTCATCCTCCATGAAGCCGGTCAGTTCGATGTCGAAATCAGGATCGGCGTCAGCGATGGATTGCAGCACACGGCGCAGGTCGTCTTCGTCAAGTTCGGCGAGTTCCGAGAGGCGGTTGTCGGCGAGTAAGTCGGCAAGTTCCTCGGCCTCACTCGCATAGTCCTGTTCATCAATCGGGATGAGTTCACAGCCGATGAGTAGTGCCGCTTCTAGGCGTCCATGACCGCGCACGATCAGGCCTGAGCGTTTCGACACGGTTACTGGATTGCGCCAGCCTTGCTCTTGGATGATGGAGGCAAGCAACTGAATCTGATGCGCGCTATGGCGGTTCGGATTGCTGGGATTGGGTTTGAGTGAGTTCGGATTAACGAGGTTGGTATGGGCGCAGTGCACAGGAATGCTCATGTGCGGTGCTGTGCGTCAACTTCGATAAGGGCGGTTGACGCATCCTCCCCTACAGATGGAAGCCGTATCACCAGACATCGCCAAAAAACTCCTCTCCCGTGACTTCGCCAATCTGGTCGGTCGCGTGCAGAAGGGAGGAAAGTTGACTCGTGCTGAACGCGCCATGCTTCAAACATTGGCGACGGGAAGTGGAGCCGCTCCCGCAACGGCAGCATCATACGTCGAACTAGCAGCGATCCTCGGAGTCACACGCCAGTCGATCAACAATTGGAAGAAACGCAAGGACGCACCAAAGCCCGCTGCGAATGGATTGCACGATGTGGCTGCGTGGCGCGAGTTCATGCGTCGTCATGATTTGAAAGGAAGTGAAACCACCGAACCGGGTGACATCGAATCATCACTCAAGGCGCGCAAACTTCTCGCGGAAGTGGAAGAGCGGGAACTTCGACTCGGCATCAAACGCGGTGACTTCGTGGCAGTGGAAGAAGTGCGACAGGCATGGACTGAGCTCGTGGCGCAGGCAACGTCGATGCTACGCAAGAAGTTTGAGCAGGAATTGCCACCGATTCTCTCTGGCCTCGATGCCACAGGAATCCAAGAAGAAGCCCGCCGCGCCATCGACGAGGTGTTGACGATTCTCCATCAGGGCGAATGAACAAGATCGAGTCGGCACGAAAGAGATTAGAGAATATCTGGTGTGAAGCATGGCGTCCTCCTGATCGTCGTCCACCGTGGGCATGGTGCGAGGAACATATCACCTCGATCCCCTACTCCCCCATCCCCGGGCGATTCCGTTCAGCAAACTCACCATGGATGCGCGAGCCAATGGAGGCCTTGGTCGATCCGAAGATCCGCATCGTGAGCATCATCGCAGCGATCCAAAGTGGAAAAACCAGCGTTGGTGAGCTTGGTCTCTCGCACATCATCGCAAACCATCCAGGTCCCACACTGTGGCTTGATCAAACTGACGATGACGCAAAGGATCAGAGCGAGAGTCGTCTGCAAAAGCTCTTCGACGAGTGCCAACCTGTGCGCTCTCTTTACCCAGCCAATCGTCATAAAAAGCGTCTGGCTACCGTTCACTTCAACAATGGCATGACGCTATGGGTGCTGGGTGCTCACAACAAAACCAATCTTCAGCGCCGTTCCATTCGTTGGCTCATCGGGGACGAGACATGGCGTTGGCCGACTGGCCACATGGCGGAAGCAGAGGCCCGAGTCACCGCATTCGGCTGGTTGGGCAAGTGTTTGTTCATGTCTCAGGGTGGTGAGGAAGACGACGACACTCACCGCAAGCATGAAACCACCGACATGCGAGTTTGGACATTTGCGTGTCCTCACTGCCACCAACGCCAGCCGTTCAAGTGGGAGCAGGTCGAGTGGAGCAAAGACGCCCGCGATGAATCAGGAGAGTGGGATTTTCAGAAGGTCCGTGACACCACCTCGATGCGTTGTGCCTCATGCAATCATTACTTCGAGGATAGCGACCGCACACGCCGCGAATTGAATTTGTCGGGTCGATACGTCGTCACCAATCCCAATGCGCCAAAAGAAAATGCAGGATTCCACTGGAATGCCATGTGCGCGATGAGCTGGGGACGACTGGCCGAGCTCTACCTTCGTGCCAAGGCCGCAGCGCGTAAAGGCGACGTAAGTCTCATTCAACAGTTCTACCAAAAACGTCTGGCTCTGGCGTGGCGTGAATACCTAGAAGACTACAAACTCGACATCGTCCCAGGCGGTTATCTCAAAGGCGAAACGTGGGACGGTGAGGCAGGAGTCGATGCGCAAGGACGATTGGTTCCTGCCGGTGAGCCATGTGCCTGTCCGCTTCGCATACTCACGGTCGATTGCCAGATGGACCACTTGTTTCTTGTCGTCCGTGCATGGGCCGAGGACGGATCCAGCCGCCTGATGTGGAATGAGCGTGTGCTAACGTTCACCGATGTGCAAACCGTGCAGGAACGATTCGGCATCCACCCGAACTTAGTTTTTATCGATGCGGGCTACGCCACCTATGACGTCTATCGCGAATGCGCAGCGCACGGATGGACCGCCCTCATGGGCGACAAGCGAGCGACATTCACCCACAAGGTCAAGGGTCGCAAATCAATCGAGAGGTTCTATTCCCCTCGTCGCAAAGTTGTCTTAGGTCGCGGGCAAACATGTTCGGTGTTCTATTGGTCGAACCTCAACATCAAGGACACTCTCGCGCGCCTTCGTCGAAATCAAAATCCTGATGACGGACCAGTCTGGGAAGTTCCTGATGACATCGATGAGGACTATCTCGCGCAGATGGAAAGCGAGCACCGTATCAAAAAGAACGGCAAGTGGATCTGGGAGCGAATCGGTTCACGACCGAACCACCTGTTTGATTCAGAATCAATGCAGGTCGCCGCTGCCACCATGCTCAAGATCGTCGGCAGAGAAGCCTCAACAACAGTTGACACTCCCGATGAAGAATCATGAGTAAATTCAGCGACTGGTTTGATTCCCAGAAATTTCAGCACTTCAACGCAGATGAATTCGAATCGTATTTCGCGACGCAGCGAAAGGGAGTGAAGAACAGCACCCCTCCTCAACCACTCTGGAAAAACATCGTGCCTGTCCTGCGCGTTGTTGATGAATTGCGCGAGTCTTACGGAAGACCATGCCGTATCCTTAGCTCCTATCGCTCTCCTGCCTACAACAAGGCCGTGGGTGGAGCACCTTTAAGCCAGCACAAGGAATTTAGCGCACTCGACATTACCTTCGATGGCTTGAGCACTCAGCGGGTCTATGAACGACTCATCGCATGGCGCAAGGCAGGCAAGTTCGTGGGTGGTCTCGGTTTGTATCCGACGTCGGGCTTCATTCACATCGACACACGCGGTCGCAACTCCACTTGGAAAGGAAAATGACCATGGCACGAGGACTCTTCATCACCGGCTTTACCGTCGCCGAAGTTCTCGCCATCCAGCAGAAAGCGAAGTCGCTGCTCATGGAAGGCAAGACCATCATGAACTGGAACGACGCGGAAACATCCGTCTCGAAGCAATTCACCATGCCCGTCGATCAGGTGCTAGAGGAATGTGCCTACGCACTCAAGTTTCTTGATCCGCAAACCTATGGCCGCCCGAAATCAGGCGGCGTATCCTTCATCTCCGGACACCTTGCGAAATGAATCGCTTCCAATCCATCGCCCGACTCTTGCTCCCACCCGTGCTTTTGCCCAAAGCATGGGGATCGTCGTTTGAGTCTGCGAACTGGTCGCCTCGTCGTGGTGCGGTGCCAGGAGCTTCTCCATCAGATGCACGCAAAGAACTCACGCCAGGCATCCGCACAGAACTGGTGCGCAAGTCGCGCTATCTTCACAAGAATTCTGGCTTCGTGCGCGAACTTGTGGCCAACATGGCGATCTACTCGACTGGTGACGGCATCCGTGTTCAGGCCCAATCTTCCGACGCATCTTGGAATCGGAGCGCCGAAGAATACTTTTCCTATTGGTCCGCGCGCTGTGACATCACGCAGCGGTTTTCTTTCGAAGAATGCCAGGCACTTGTTTGTCGCGGCATGGACATCGATGGCGAATACTTCATTCACAAAACCCGCGATCTTGATGGCGAGCCACGCATTCAGTTGATCGAGAGCCACCGCATTGGCGATGAGTGGGGATCAAAAGAAACCGTCGATGGCGTGGGCCTCGATGCCTATGGCGCACCCGTGTTCTACCGCGTGCTGCAAGATGACAATTCGACGCATGATCTCCCGGCTTCTGCCATCCTTCACGTCCACGAACCTGAGTGGGCAGGTGGTGTGCGCAATCACCCCACGATCCAGCACTCGATCAATCATCTGCTCGATGAGATGGAACTCCTCGCGTTAGAAAAGCATGCGGTCAAAGACAATGCCGATGTGTCCCGCATCCTCAAAACGGCACGCGGCGAAATCGACGACAACGGTGACTTTGTGGTGGGCAATGCACATGGTGCCGGGGAATCCAGCGACCCAGTCAGCTTGCAGCGCATCGTCGGAGGAAAGCTCGTGGCACTCAAGCCAGACGAATCACTCGATAGCTTTCAGTCGAACCGACCCAGTCCTACCTTCACCGGATTCCTCGAACACCTGCGTCGTGATTCGGCACTCGGCATGATTCCATTCGAGTTTGCCGCGGATTCGAGCAAGGTCGGTGGTGCGGGAGTGCGTCTCATCGTCGCCAAGGCTGACCGTCGATTTTCGTTTCGCCAAATGATTCTCGAAAGGCGTCTGATTCGTCCGATCTGGGCTTATGTGATTGGTGACGCGATTGCTCGGGGACTGCTGCCCGCCGTGGAGGGATGGTGGAAAATGGCGATTGTAGGACCAAAGCGGGTCACCGTTGATGCTGGTCGTGAAGCACAGCAAAACCGTGCCGATGTGGAAGCGGGCCTCAAGACCATCACCGATCATTACGCCGAGCTCGGAGCCGACTTCCGCGAAGAAATCGAGCGACGTGGCGCGGATGCCAAACTCATCCTAGAAACTGCCGCCAAGTATGGTGTGCCTCCTGAGATGCTGTGGAAGGCAGCTGCGGGATTCATGCAAGCAAGGTAATCGTTATCCCTCTGCGTTGACACCACCGCACGGGCGTGAACCCGGTAATCCAACATCGCGAATGGCTGATTCAACCTGATGCTCTACACGCCATCTCTGCCTCGTATCAATCGCAGGCAGAACGTGCAGGAATTTTCTCCCATCAAAACCAACAAAATTCACTCCTATCGGTGGAGGATGGAATTGGAGTCGTTGCCATCGAAGGCCCGATCCTTCGCAAAGCAGATCTCTTCGCCAAGATGTTTTATGGAGCGACCAGCTCCGAGGAAATCGCCGAGGCTCTTCAAGAAATTGCGGGACGTGATGACATCAAAGCCGTGCTCCTCAACATCGACTCGCCCGGTGGCACAGTAGCTGGAACACCCGAGCTCGCGAATGCCGTTGCCGCACTCGACAAAAAGAAACCAGTCTATGCTTTTTCCTCGGGGCTCATGTGCTCGGCGGCTTACTGGGTTGCCAGCCAAGCACGCGCTATCTATGCCACCCAATCCGCGCAGGTCGGATCCATCGGCGTGGTGCAAGCCGTCGTCGATAACAGCGCCGCACTCGATCGCGCAGGCATCAAGGTGGAAGTTTTTTCCGTCGGCAAATACAAGGCGATGGGCGCACCGGGAACACCGCTGACGGATGACCAACGAGAACTCATTTCTGCGAACCTCGCCGAGATCGCCAGTGAATTCTATACTGCTGTTCTCTCTCGCGGACGCGCCATCCCTGCGGAAGCCATGGAAGGACAAACCTTCAGCGGTCGCCAAGCACAACGTCACAACCTTGCGGGCATGGTGCCGGATCGCAACGAAGCCATGCGGAGGCTCCGCGTTTATCACGCAGCGGTTGACACGAGTTCCCGTGCGATGACCGACACACTCGAAGACCAACTCGCCCAAGCCCGCACCCAGGTGGAAACCATGCAGCGGGATCACCAAGCTCAAACCGAACTTCTCACCGAAGCATCAGCGCATGCCGAACGCCTGACGGGCGAAGTGGAATTGCTTACTGCCGAAATCGATACACTCAAGGCCGAGCGCGATACCGCCAGTGCCGAGGTCACCACACTCCGCAAGCAAGTAACCGACTTACAAACATCCAAAGCAGACTTCGACAAGCGTTTGCAAATCGAGGTGGCACGAGTGGTCGCCTCCACTGGCACGACGAAACCAGCGCAAGTGACTCCCGCCGGAGAATCAACGCAATCTGCCGACCTTCACGCCCAATTCACCGCCATCAAGGACCCGACGGAGCAGACCGCATTCTGGCGCGGCCTCACCCCTCAACAACAAGCCCTCATCCTCAAACACCAAGCCTAATCGCACGCCATGCCCAATACCCTAACCAACGTCAAAGACATCAAGGTCGCCCAGCGGGCGCTCATGCCTTTCACTGCCAACCTCCTGCCGGTGACCGCATTTTCCACCGACTTCAGTCCCTTGCCTGCGGACAAGCTCGATACCGTGCGCGTGCCCCTCGTCGGTGCGCCATCGACATCAAGTGACTTCGCCGGTGATTACTCCGCCAATGCGGATTCGACTGTCACCGTGGTGCCTGTGACCTTGAACCGCCACAAATACAAAACCGTTCACGTGACTGCCAAAGAATCTGCCGAGACCGCGATGGGTGTGCTTGAAACTCTGGTGGAGGCAGCCGCCCAGCAACTGGCCCAAGACGTGCTCGTAGACATTTTTAGCTGCATCACTACAGCCAACTTCGGTGCACCAGGAATCACGGCACTCGCCGCCACGGCCTTCGACTACAAGAAGGTGCTCAGTCTGCGCGAGGCCTGTGGCAATGCCAAGATGCCGCCCAATCCACGTTCTCTCGTGCTCGATGCCGGATACTACACCAACATGCTGGCGGATGACATCGTGGCGAAGAGCTTCAATCTCAACCTGAACGCTCCCGCCGTTACGGAAGGCATGGTCAAACGCATCGCTGGATTCAACCTCCACGAGACGACTCTGATTCCCTCGGATCACGCGGAAAAACTCGTCGGCTTTGCGGCACATTCCAGTGCCGTTGCTGTGGCCATGCGCTACCTGCAACCCGTGGCCGACTACCAAGAGTCCGGTGCCGTGACCGATCCAGCCACCGGCATGACCTTCGGCTACCTGCGCTTCACCGACACCCGCGCGAACAAGATCTTCGTGACGTTGGAATGTCTCTACGGTTTTGCACCAGCCAAGACCGACGCTCTCAAGCGCATCGTCAAACCGTAAGCGTTTCGGGAATTACTAAATCTGCGCTCACCCTCTCTCGGGAAACTGGGAGGGGGTGATTTTTTTGACAAGCGATCAAGAGCATGTCCCTCGAATCCGACATTCTCAACGACCTTCAGCAACTTCTCCAGGAACATGGAGTGCAGGCGCGGTGGAACAACATCAACCTGCTCGTGCTGGTCAGTCGCAATCGCAACGAGCAGCAACTCGATATTGGCGGCTTTGTGGATTCGCCGGATCTGAGCCTGCGTGTGCCAAAGCTCGCATTTCCCGCTGCATTGCCGAAGCTCGGTGAACGCATGGAAGTGGATGGTGCACACTATCGCATCAATCGCGTGAGCCGTCATCCGCGATCTCCACTACTCACCCTCAGCCTATCCTCCACCGATGAGTGACGTGCGTATCACAGCCAGACTCGATGGCACAGCGGATGTGGTGCGCTTGCTGCGACGTCATCCAGAAAAAATTGGACGCACGGTGGAATCTCTCGTGAAACAGGAGGCGCGCGGGCTATCGGTGGAGCTCGCCCGAAACACTCGCCCGTTCGGGTTTTCTGACAAAGCTCGCAAGATTGGTGAGGATGCTGTGGCCAAAGACATCGCCGGTGTGTTCGCGTTGCCATCCGACGCCTACGAGGAACTGCGTAAGTCTGACCCGCAAGCAGCCGATCGATATTGGGCCAACATCCAGAATCGACGATTCAAACGCGCAGAAAACAATCTCCGACAATCGAGTAGCGGATGGAATGACCTTGCCGTCGGCCGTCTTGACCCGAACCTGCATCAATGGGGGCAACTCGGTGGTGAGAAGCCCAAGCAAATCGTCACCAGTCCCAAGGCACGCGAGACATACATCGCGAAGATTCAGAAGCGTGTCGGCTTTGCCAAAGGCTCTTGGATCAATGCGGGCAAATCGATTGGCGGTAGGATTCGCGGCGCGGTGCAGTGGGCGACTCGTCACAAGCAAGCTCCGGGCAATGCGGTGATCAAGACTGGCGACAAGGCATCGGTTACGCTGGTGAACAAACTCGATTACATCGATGACGTGACCACCTACAAAGGCATTGAACTGGCGCTCGATGTTGCTGCTGGGCGACTGCGGAAGGCACTGGCTACCTCGCTGCGAAAAATCAATGACCGTGCAAATCGAGCACTGGGTCGTCGTGCCGGTTGACGCGCATGCCACGGCCAAGATGCCCAACTTGATCGAAGACCGCTTATCGTCATTGCTGGCCGAGTGGATGACCAGTCACCGTCCACCTGAGATCCCCGAGTCCGTGCCCTTCCATGTCGCTCGCCGTGATGATATCCGCACGCGCCCTTGCGTGGTTCTCAATCCCACGGAATCCAAGCCCATCCCCGGCATGCCACACACCGCTCGCGTGAAGCTGGACGTCCACTTGTTTTCCCAGGTGGATGATACCTCCGCCGAGGATCATGCACTGTGGGCGGGCAAGTTGGTATTGCTCATGCGCGACAAGGCGACCATGCAACAGGATCTCGATTCCGAATCGTTTTGCCTTCATGACCTGATCGAGCGCGAGAGTGTGACCACACCCGACGAATCTCGTGGCCGGGAAACCGTGCTGAGCTACGAGGCCGTGGTCTCTGCCGTGTGATGCAGTTGACATCGCCACCGCAGCAAATGTCTGCGACTTTCATCGGCACTACTGGCAACTGGGGCATCCCGAACGATCAAGCGGGGATCCTCATCACCGACCTCTCCTTCGACTACTCCAATCAGGAAAAACCTGTGCTCAACAAGAGCGGGGAAATCATCGGCCTCTCGCTCTACCAGGAGAAAGTCGAAATCAAACTCTCGGGACTGGTGGCAAAGACCTCGTCGTTTAGTGGCAAGATCGGAGCCGCACTTGCTCTATCGAATGCCATCCCAGCACACCTGCAACAGACGGGCGGCATGACGGTTCTGATGCAAGTCAGCCGCAGTCTCAACAACGAGGACTTCGAGAAAATCGACATCACCGCAAGCCACTATCCATTCCTTGCCGCTGTTGGTGGTGCTTGATCCTAACGCCAACGAGATCCATCTATGAACGCCGTATCCCATCTTTCCTCCACCGCTACAAGCAACACCTGCCTTGCCGCTGCATTGACGGCAGTGGGCATCCAGCTTGCCGAGAAGCCATTCGTGCGCATAGTTGGCGACGGCATCCGTGGGGAACGCACAGTCTGGTTCTTCGAGCCTCAAAGCCACTGCGGCAAATTTGATACCAAGGCACTCATCGAGGCGTGGCACAACGATGCGTGGCATCTCGCCAACCCAGAGCATCCCTTCGCCTACATCAAGT